AGGGGCCATGGTTCTTATTTTACAACTATAGAAAAGAGAGTTAAAATGGCTAGAAAAAAGATTGTAGTTCAACGTGAAAAAGTGAAACCTCTGAAGAAGAAGAGGAAACTTTCAGAAGAACATAAAGAGAAGTTACGTGCCCGTCTGGCAGAGATGAGGGCAAAAAAGAAACCAGCCGAGTACAAGAATATTGCAAAGTCGGTTTTGGCTCTTCCAGATGATGACAAATATTCTATGAAGAATGTCAAAGAGTGGATCAAAGAGTCTAAAGATCAAGTTGCAGCATTCAATAAGACTGCAAGAAGTATGAAGATTGCCCCACAAGACAAACAAAAGGCACAGAATGCAGCAGATGCCAAGAAGGCATACATTCGATACTGTGAACACTATCTCAAGACAGGAGATTGGATCGGAATGTTTTCTGGTAAAGAAGAAACCAATATGGTCGTACCTAAGTGTACTGCCATGGCGTACTATCCTGACGGCACACCAAAAAGAACTGTTGGTGTATGGTATCCAGACATTGAAATGGTTTGGACAAAGGGTATGGATGAGAGAGATTATGCACACATCAGAGAGGGTGTGGTATCAGATCCTCTTTCAGCTCTGACAGACAAACAATTCACCTCGTCAACTTGACAATATAAATATTCTATGATACAATTATAGTAACGAATAATCGTGTCGCGGAGGGGAACCAAGGTCTGCACCTCTCCGTCTAGTATGAAGTTGGTCCTTCAGCTAGTACATTTCCGCAGAACTCATACCTTGGAAAACGATATGGCTCGTCCGAAAGTTGTCTCTGCGACACACTAATATCATGGAGTTATTATGTCCCTAAAGATTGATTTTTCAGAACAAGATTTTGCACCAGAAGATACACCTAAAGCAGCTGGTGGTACAGAGTTGGCCCAAAAGTGGTTGTTCGATAGATTAGATCCAGAACTGAAAAATTACTTTCAATTTATTGCCTCCCGAAAACGTAAGTTAGAAGATAAACCAAGATTGTTTTGGGTACACGACTTGGCCCAAGATCCAGAGGTTGAATTTCTCAAAGAGCATAAAAATATGCTTGAGTTTGAGAAGATCATCTTTGTATCTCATTGGCAACAATACCAGTATGGTGTTTATCTTGGTGTTCCTTATGATCATGGTGTCACAATACAACATGCCATAGATCCTATTCCAGAACACAAGAAACCAGAAGATAAAATTACTTGTATCTACTTTTCAACTCCACATAGAGGTCTTGAGATTCTTCTTGAGTCATGGAGACTGATGAAAGAGAATCTAAAGAGTGAGGCGGTAGATAAGGCAGAGTTGAAAATCTTTTCTAGTTTTAAGATTTATGACAGACCTCACATGGATGAGCAGTTTCGTCATGTCTACAAAAAGGCACAGGATATGGATCAAGTTCATTATTCTGGGTCCGTACCAAATGATGTTATTAGAGATGAATTGCAGAAGTCTCATATACTTGCATATCCCAGCACGTATATGGAGACTGCCTGTATTTGTGCTATTGAATCAATGTCGGCTAAGAATCTAGTTGTATGTCCTAATCTTGGGGCTCTTCCAGAGACTACATCCAACTTTGCATTCATGTATGGATATGAGCCAAATCCAGATCGTCATTGTCAGGTTCACGCTCACATCCTTGCCCGTGCTATCAATTCCTATTGGGATGATGGTACACAATCCTTGCTGGATTTACAGAAAGGGTATTTTGATATGTTTTACGATTGGAAGACTCGTATCAATCAATGGACGGCCTTCTTATCATCTTTGAAAGAAAACCTAGAGGCAGAATGATATTACTTGATTTTTCCCAGACCATGATAGGTTCATTCATGGCCATGGGCAAGGGTAACGTAGTGGTCGAAGAAGATTTGTTACGACACACTGTTTTAAACACTATTTTACAGTACAAAAAGACCCATAGACACATCTATGATGGTAGTGTTGGGCCAGGTCTGGTCATTTGTTGTGATTCGGCTAAGAATTGGAGAAGAGACTCTTTTCCAGAGTACAAGGCCAATCGAAAAACCAAACGTGAAAATGATACTACTGATTGGAAGTCTTTGTTTGAGTTTCTTCATGAGATGATTGAGGATTTGAGAAACTACTTCCCATACAAGGTAGTAAAGGTAGATCGTGCAGAGGCGGACGATATTATTGCAACTCTTGTGGATTATGTTGCAACAAATCCTACTCTGATCATTTCAAGTGACAAAGATTTCATTCAATTACAGAAATATGAGGGTGTAAGTCAGTGGTCACCTCTGACTAAGGATTTTGTCAAGGGTGATCCAGATGCATCACTTTGGGAGAAACTTATTAAGGGTGATTCAGGGGATGGTGTACCAAACATTCTATCATCTGATGATACCTTTATTATGCCAGGTAAGCGACAAAGACCTATATCTTCAAAGAAGATGGAACTTTGGAAAACTGACAAGAATGATTGGACTCAGGAGATGCATCGTAATTTCCAGAGAAACAAAGCCATGGTAGATTTGGAAGAAACCCCAGAATCAATTCGTATAAATATCATTAACCAGTTCAATGAGCAACGTGTGCAACACGGCAGACTCATGGACTACTTTGTTGAAAAGCGATTGAAGAATCTGATGGAACACATTGGAGATTTTGAATAATGGCAATAGCATTACCAACGATATTAGCCGAAGTAGCAAAGGCAAAAAATAAGAAAGAGAAGAAAGAAGTTCTACTCAAACACGGAAACAATGGGGCTCTAAAACAGGTACTTAAATATACCTATGATCCTAACATAAAGTTTCTCTTACCGCCGGGAAATCCACCATACAATTCAGTAGTAGATGAGTCAGAAAATCCTACTTATCTGTATGGGCTGTTAAGAAAACTTTATCTATTCGTTGAGGGTGGAAATCCAAATCTCAAACCTGCAAGGAGAGAATATCTTTTCATTGAATTACTGGAAAGTGTACATCCCTCTGAGGCAGAACTTCTTTGTCAGATAAAAGACAAGAAGTTAAAATGTAATGGTTTAACCTATAATTTAGTAAAAGAAACATTTCCAGAATTAATATCGTGAAATCAATTAAAACCATTGAGGATAGGATAGTAACTCTACAGAAAGTCACCGCTGATGGTGTCGAATCTGTGGTGGAAGCTGAACTAAGGCAATTAGACATGAATGGTATGGAGCCAACTAAAATTGCAGTTGTACTCGCACGTGACTTTGGAGTGTCCTTAACTATGGATTGGGATTTTTCCAATCAGCGCTTTTCTACTGAGATAGGAGGCGTGATATTTCACTCTACTTTTGACTACAAGGACTATATATCTGAGCCGTGGCAACATGGTAAGAATTATGTCCGTAGCTCCCGCCGAAAGTAAAGTTTCCGATTTCTAAATTTAATTAGAAGAGGAATATGAAGAAATTCATACTATTGACACTTGCATTATTTTTATATACAGTGTCATCTTTAAATTCAAACGTAATAAACCAATTTTGGGTTCCCTCAATATACAAAGGGGAAGGTGAGTTCGAGCATCCAAAAATACAAGAGGCTCTACTAGATCCCACACAACTAGAGTGTATGGCCAAAAACATATATTTTGAGGCTGCAATCGAATCAACGGCAGGAAAGTTAGCCGTGGCACAAGTCACTCTGAATAGAGTGAACTCAGATAGATTTCCAAATACCATTTGTGGAGTCGTAAAACAAGGAAGACATCACTCAAATGGATTTCCAGTAAGAGACAGATGCCAGTTTAGTTGGTACTGTGATGGTAAACATGACGAACCTTTTCAGGGTAAGATGTGGAAAGAATCTACAGAACTTGCCAGATATGTGATGAAACACCCAAATCTGAAAGATATTACAGATGGTTCTACTCACTACCATGCAGATTATATTCCAGACCCTAGATGGGCAAACCCTAAAGAGAGGACAGTAAAGATAGATACTCATATTTTTTACAAAAAAGTGAGGTTTTAACTTGACAATGTGACAGTGATGGGTTATTATATACTTGTAATGATGATTGAGTAACCCTAATGAGAATTGATATGAGCTACGAAGA